CATCACGGCGTTCGCGTCGTTGAAATCAACGAAGGCACCCGCCCTATCCGCACGGTCTCCACCGCCGTGATCGGGCTGGTGGCCACGGCCCCCATGGCCGATGAAACCGCCTTTCCCCTCAATACCCCGGTGCTCGTCACCGACCTCTACGCTGCAATCGGCAACGCCGGTTCCAGCGGCACCCTACGCCGTACCCTATCGGCCATCGTCAATGAAACCCGCGCGATCTGTGTCGTGGTGCGCGTTGAAGAAGGGGCCGATGCTGACGCCACCACCGCCAACATCATCGGCGGCGTGAGCGAAACCGGCCAAAAACTCGGCATGCAGGCGCTCACGGCGGCAGAAACCAAGTTCGGCGTTAAGCCTCGCATTCTCGGCGTGCCGGAACTCGACAACGAAAGCGTGGCCAGCGAGCTCGCCGCCGTTGCCCAGCAGTTGCGCGCCTTCGCTTACGTGTCCGCCTACGGCTGCGAGACCGTCGAAGAAGCCAACATGTACCGCGAGAATTTTGGTCAGCGGGAAGTGATGGTGATCTGGCCGAACTGGCAAGCCTTCGATGTAGACGCCGAAGAGATCCGCCCGCTTTCCGCCGTTGCCAAGGCACTTGGCCATCGAGCGATGCTCGACAACCAGATCGGCTGGCACAAAACGCTTTCTAACATGCCCGTCAATGGCGTCACCGGCATCACCAAGGATCTCTCATGGGATCTGCAAGATCCGGCCACCGACGCAGGCGTACTCAACGCCGCCGATGTCACCACCCTTATCAACAAAAGCGGCTTTCGTTTCTGGGGCTCCCGCACTTGCTCAGAAGATCCGCTGTTCGCCTTCGAGTCCTATACACGCACCGCCCAGGTGCTGGCCGACACCATTGCCGAAGCCCACCTATGGGCAGTCGATAAACCCATGCACCCCAGCCTGGTGCGCGACATCATCGAAGGCATTAACGCCAAGTTCCGCGAGCTTATCCGACGTGGCTACCTGCTCGGCGGCTCCGCCTGGTTCGATGCCGAGCTGAACACCCCAGAAGTGCTCAAGAGCGGCAAGTTGTACATCGACTACGACTACACCCCGGTACCGCCGCTCGAAAACCTCATGTTCCAGCAGCGCATCACCGACCAATACCTGGTCGACTTCGCCGACCGCATCGCTGCCTAACCGCCGCCGCTTGTTTGACTAACAGGAGCCAACAGAATGCTACCTAACATCCTGAAAGACTTTAATTTGTTCGGCGACGGGAACAACTGGCAGGGCATGATCCCCGAGCTAACGCTGCCGGAACTGGCGCGCAGAATGGTCGAATACGAAGGCGGCGGCATGGACGGCCCGATTGAGGTCGACCACGGCAATGAGCTGCAGGTATTCGAGTGGACGCTGGGCGGCATGACCGTCAATGGCCTGTTCGACACCTACGGCAGCCCCATTCACGACGCCGCCCTGCTCCGTATGACTGGCTCTTACGAATCCGACGAAGACGGCAGCATCATCCCGGTCGAGATCGTCATGCGTGGCCGTCACAAAACCATCAACCTCGGCGATGCCAGCAAGGGCGACAACAACCAGATCAGCGTCACCACCACCCTGTCGTACTTCAAATTGACCGTCGATGGCGAAGACATCATTGAGCGCGACGTCCCCGGCTACGTGTTCAACGTGCGCGGTACCGACCGCCTCGCCGAACGCCGCCGCGCCCTAGGTCTATAACCCCAACTACTCACCAAGGCCGCCTCGGCGGATCAATTCAATCATTAGGAAGCCACCATGACCGATAAGACCGAAGCCCAAGCTGCTGAGAACACCGACACCCAAGCCACTGCACCAGGTGTACCCACCGAAGTCGTCGAACTGGAAACCCCTCTACAGCGCGGCAAAACGCTGGTGAAAGAGATCACCGTGCGTAAACCCATGAGTGGCGGCATGCGCGGCGTCTCCCTGGTCGACATCATGAACCTGGACGTCGCCGCCCTCACCAAGGTGCTACCCCGCATCACCACTCCCGCGCTCACCGAAGCCGAACTGAAAACCATGGACATCGTGGATCTGGTACAGCTCGGCACGGCGCTGAACGGTTTTTTAACCCCAAAGAAGTTCAAGGAAATCGAAGCCTAGCGCTACCCCACCACGTGGAAGATGCCATGGCGGATCTCGCCATGGTCTTCCACTGGGAGCCCAACGCCATGGACAACATGGAGCTGGAAGAACTCATGGAATGGCGCGAACGCGCCCGCAAACGCCACGAAGGCAAGCCCAAAGGTAAGCCGGGCAAGTAACGCACCGTGTAACGTAAAGAGAAGGAACGGCCGATGTCGCGCAATCTACGCCTGCAAGTCATGCTCAACACCGTGGATCGCGTCACCGGCCCCTTAAAGCGAAGGCGCCAAAGTGCCGGGCAAACCGGCCAGGCCATGCGCGAAACCCGCGACCAGTTAAAAGACCTGCAGCGTCAGCAAAGCGACCTCACCAGCTACCGCAAAGCCAATGCCGCCATGCGGCAAAACACCCGCGCGATGCGCGACGCCCGCGCCCGTAATCAGCAATACACCGAAGCGCTCGAAAAACAGCGCGAAGCCCATGTCGGGATCAAGTCAGGCCTCACGGTCGCCCGCCGCGAATACGACCGCCTTGCAAAAGAGCTGCTGGAAACCAAGCAACCCACTGACCAGCTCACCGCCTCACTAGAGCGCGCCCGCGTTCGCCTGCACGGCCAGCAAACCGAGTTCGACCGCTCCGCCCGCGCAATGAAGGAGTACCGCAACAGAACCCGTAACGCAGGCGAAGAGGTTAAAAGGCTCACCCAGAACCACGCCACGCAAACCGAGCGAATTCGAGGGCTAAAAACGCGGCTGGATGAAGCGGGCATCAGCACCGACCACCTGGGCCGAAGCGCCCGGGAGCTGCGCACAAAAGAAGAGCGCCTAAACACCACGCTGCAGGAGCAAAAACGTCACCTCGCCGAAGTCGCCGACCGCCAACGCCGCTTAACCCAAGCCCGCGACCGCTACCAGAACGGCATGGCCAACGTCGCCCGCGCCCAAGGCGTGGGGATGGGCATGTTCGGGACAGGCATCGCCCAAGGCTACGCCGCCAGCCGCTTGCTAATGCCAGGCGTTGCCTGGGGCGAGCAAATGAGCACCCTGCAAGCCGTTGGCCGCTTCGGTGCCGACGACGAACGCTACCAGGCATTACGTGAACAATCCCGCGAACTCGGTGGCTCCACCGCCTTCAGTGCCACCGAAGTGGGCGGCGGGCAAGAGTTTCTAATGCGCGCAGGCATGAGCGCCGAAGCCATCCAGTCCTCCATGCGAGACGTGCTGAACCTGGCACTGGCCAACAACACCGAGCTGGCCCGCGCTGCAGACATCGCCTCCAATATCGCCGGTACTTTCAAGGTCGATATGGAAGTGGAAGGCAACATGGCACGCGTCGCGGACATCCTCTCCGGTACCGCCAGCCGAGCCAACGTCAATCTCGAAATGCTCGGCGAAACCATGAAGTACCTGGGCGGCTCTGAAGATCTCGACCTCACCATGGAACAGGCCGCCGCCATGGCAGGCTTGATGGGTAACATCGGCATACAAGGCAGCATGGCCGGTACCGCCATGCGCGCCATGGCCAACCGCCTGACCGACCCCGCCAAGGAAGGTCGCAAAGCCATGGAACAGCTCAACCTCCAAGTGGCCGATGCCAGCGGCAACATGCGCGCCATGCCCGACATTCTCCGCGACATCAACAACGCCACGCGGGATCTCGGCAACGTGGAACGCCGCGCCCTGCTCTCCAAGATTTTTGGTGCCGAAGCCGGGTCCGGCATGACCGAGCTGGTCAACGGCATGTCCGATGGCATGCTGGATGACCTGATCGGCGCGCTACAAACCAACGCCGGTGAAAACGCCGAAATGGCCCGCGTGATGGCCGATAACCTCGGCGGCGACCTAAAGAACCTACGCAGCGCCTGGGAAGAAGTCGGCATCAGCATCACCGACACCAACGACGGCCCCCTGCGTGACTTGGTGCAAAACATCACCGCCATCACGCGCGGCGTGGCGGAGTGGATCAAAGCCAACCCCGAGCTGGCGGGCACCATCGCCCAGGTGGCAGCGGGCGTTATTGCTCTCTCCCGGCGGTCGGTGCGGTCACCATGACATTAGCGGGCATCGTCTCCCCGCTACTGTTTACCCGCTTCGCCCTCGCCTCCCTGGGCATCAAGGCAAGCGGGCTTTGGGGCTCCTTTCGGTTGGCTGGCCAAAACCGCCATCCCCTGGGTACTGACCGCCGTGAAAGGATTACTGATAGGGCTTGGCCCCATCGGTTGGGGCGTGCTGGCCATCGCCACGGCCGCCTTAGCCATCTACCAATACTGGGAACCCATCAAGGCGTTTTTTATCGGCCTATGGCAGCAGGTGAAAGGCGCCTTTAGCGAAGGGATCGGCGGCATCGCTACCCTGCTGGTCAACTGGTCGCCCTATGGGCTTATTTATAACGCTTTCACCAGCACACTGGAGCGCCTGGGTATTTCCGTACCCGAAGGCTTCCGCAACCTCGGCAGCATGATTGTGGAGGGCATCATTGGCGGCCTAACCGGCAAGTTAGGCGAGCTGCGCGAATCGGTCACCGGCATGGCCGGAAGCGTCAAGGGCTGGTTTAAAGACGTCCTCGACATTAACTCCCCCAGTCGTGTGTTTGCCGGTTACGGCAACAACATCACCCAAGGGCTAAGCGGCGGTATTGAAGAAGATGCGGATAACCCGCGGAAACAGGTGCGCAGTCTCGCCACCAACATACGTAACGCAGCGGGCGGGCTAATCCTCGGCGCCGGACTCACGACCGGCGCCGCCGCCAACATCGACACCAGCGGCGTACAAATCGACGCCCGGCCAACCGCTACAAAGCCACGCAAGCGCCCAGCCGGTCAACGTCACCATCAACCTGGGCGGCCTGACCGTGAACGCCGCCCCCGGCATGGATGAACAGGCACTGGCACGGCTAGTAGGCGAAGAAGTAGAGCGCCGCATGCGAACCGGTTGAACAGCGCGCCGCCGCCGCGTACCGCCGCAATCTCTATGACAACGACTGACAGGAGCCAAGCCCATGATGATGACGTACGGCCTCTTCGTGTTTGGCCTCAATACGGCCGCTTACCAACAGCTCCAACGGCAAACCGCGTGGCGGCATGCCAGCTCCTCGCGCATCAACGCACGGCCCGCCCATCAATACCTTGGCCCCGGGGACGACACCATCAACCTCACCGGCACCCTACTGCCCATGTTCCCCGGCGGCCAACAGAACCTGGATATGCTGCGCGCCCTGGCGGACGAAGGTCGCGCCTGGCCACTCATCGAAGGCACCGGCACTTACTACGGCATGTACACCATCGAAAGCCTCCAGGAGCGCAAAAGCGACTTCTTCCGCGACGGCGCCGCCAAACAGATCGAATTCGACCTGAAGCTAACCCGTATCGATGAAGGCCGGACCGAACTGCTCGGCATCCTGGAAAGCAGCGCCCTACGCGCACTAACCGGAGCACTGGCATGAGCCTGCAGCCTGATTACCGCATCACCCTGCAGGGCCAAACCATCAGCCCAGAGTTCCGCGCGCGCCTGTCACAGCTCACGCTTAATGATCGGCGCGGCATGCAGGCCGACCAGCTCGATATTGTCTTAACGGATGATGACGGCATGCTCGATATCCCGCCTACCGGCGCGAAAATCACGCTGGCCATAGGCTGGAAGGGGCAGGCGCTGGTCGAGCGTGGCACCTTTACCGGTGATGAAGTGGAACACACCGGTGCCCCGGACACGCTCAGCATCCGCGCTTCCAGTGCCGACCTGCGGCAGGGCCTGCCCGGCAAGCGCACCCAAAGCTGGGATGCCGTCACGGTGCGCGACATCATTACCACAATCGCCAAACGTCACGACCTCACGCCCAGCGTAGGCGCTACCCTCGCGGGCGTTCGCATCAACCATATAGATCAAACCGATGAAAGCGACCTGCACTTTCTCACACGCCTGGCAGAACGCTTCGACGCAGTGGCCACCGTCAAAACCGGCCGCCTGATGTGTGTACCCGCTGGCCAAGCCACCACCGCCAGCGGGCTGGAGATCCCGCCAATTCCTCTACGTCGCCAAAGCGGCGACCAGCACCGCTACCTAATGGCCGAGCGCGATGCCTACACCGGCGTGACCGCCCTATGGAATAACACCGCCCACGCCACCCGCGAAGCCGTCACGGTATGCGACCCCGAAAACGCCCAGCAACTGCGTCACACCTACGCCAGCGAAGAAGAAGCACTGGAAGCTGCCCAAGCCGAATGGCAACGCATCCAGCGCGGCACCGCCTACTTCTCCATCACCCAGGCCATTGGCGACCCGGAGATCTTCCCCGAAACGCCCGTGTGGTGCATCGGCTGGAAACCCAAAATCGACGCCACGCCGTGGGTGATAACAGAAGTGACGCACAACCTGACGGAAACCAGATACACCACCGCGTTGCAGTTGGAGACACGGCAAAATAACTAAAAATTCTGGACGCATAAGCTATTGTTTTAACAACACCACAGATAGCAACGCTAGCTGTGCAGGTTAGCGACGCAGTGAACAAAACGCAGAAATAGTGGTAATATGTGTACTTAATTAGCGTATTAGGTGCCTAAACAGACTATAAGGTACGCAAAACACGTAGTTATGCAGTGACTTAAGTTGTAGAGATCTGTAAGGCAATACGCTTACGACTAAACGACCTTGTGTAAATAACAGTTCACTGCAATGATGTAAGCAATTAAGGATAACACCTAGCGTCAGACGCCAGGTAAATGACCGCCAAGCTGACGCTGTGGCGGTTTTGTT